TTTTTTTTTTCAAAAAAAAAAAATAAACCGGGTTCATTAATTGCACCCGGCTTGTTGTTTAGAAAGTTTGTAATAGTAAGGCTCACGGCAGTGATAATGTTTTGATTTGGTCATTGCTCGATTTACCGCCTTCATAATAGAATGAAGCAGCTCGACATACCACTAATCTTTATAGAAACGATGAATTTTTTTTTCAGACCCGCATAAACTTCTTTGCCGTCATTTTGAAACGATTTGACTCTATATATCTATTTCAAAATCGTATCGAAAACGACGAAGATCCACAATGATGTCGTTTTCCCGTACAACAAACAAAGCATGGTCGTTACAAGCAAGATCTCCTCCAGTCTTAATGAATAATGGGACTTTCGGAAGACCATACTTGTTTGCAATAATAGTGGCATAGCCGGTATTGGTATACCCGCCGCCGCATTCCCAGGTAGAGATTTTCCGGATTTTGTCACCTCCATCCTCATTTTCTCATTACGAATTCTCCTATTCATTTTTTTTTAACCTCCTATATAAAAATAAAATTCGTTAGTGTCTATGTAAATATTATATATTCTTATATAAAAGAAATTGCGTTACAACGATTTATTTTTACTTTTATTTTTAAAATATATATTATTAATGTAGCGATAGGTAAACAAGGTCACCAGTGCTTCAAAATTATTTATCAATTAACCATTCAATACGAACATTAGGAGGTAATTACTAATGGAAAAAATTACTGAAAGAATTCAACTGGTGTTTGCAACGCACTTCAAAAATGTCGAATGTATTATTGGGACGGATAACAGTATTAACAGCCCCTATATGTTAAGAATGAATAAAAAATATGAAGTAAATTCTATTACAGTATATCCCAAATTCATTAAAAATGTGATAAAAAACAATTTCACAATCTTTGAAAGAATTTTCTATGGAAATAAATTGAAAGACGCGGCAGTTATGGTCATTATGTCCACCATTTACAATCTTGTAAAATCTAAAGAATGTCTTGAAATGATGATGGATTTGAAGAAAAAGGATATTAAAACTGAATTTGACTATAGTAAATACAAAGGTGAATTTGAACTTTTTTCTAAAAAGCTTATTCAAGAAATTATCCCATATAAAGATAGAAATAAATATATTGTACAACCTGATATTGTGATCAACACAAATTCAAATCTGGTGAATGTATTTTCAAACATTTTGTTTGAAAGTATTATGGATTTTGTCGGATTCACTCCAGATGAAGAATCCAGAAGGAGGATAAAAAATTGGGAATTGAAATAATGAACAACGGAGATATTCTTGATCTGGGTGATGTAAAACAATTTAAACTCCCAAAAATTGAACGATACTTCGACAAATACGGAAAGCAAATCAAGTCTGAAAGACTTGTTAAGCTCAATCTGAATAAAATCGCTGAAGAGAGATTGAAAACCGGAAAAGATTTTCTTATCACAAACCCAAATTCTACTGAGGGGAAGAATAATACCAAAACTATTGATGGTATCTTTTCTCCCAAATTTGGGCATACACAATTTGATAACCAGCTTGGCACACGAGATATGTATAGATGCCAATGTGGTAATCTAGCAGGTGCAATTTTCCTTGATGAAATTTGTCCGAAATGCGGAACTCCTGTAGAATTTATTGATGCAGATTTGACAATAATGGGTTGGATTCCGTTGAAAGAATATTGCGTGATCAGCCCAGGTATGTTCATTCACATTCAGGATTTTATAGGAAAAAGTGAGCTTAAAAATATTCTCAAGGTCGACGTATCCAAAATGGATGCAGACGGTAACCTTGTACATCAAAGGTCTACTAAATCTCCGTATGCACATATTGGTATGATGGAGTTCAAGAACAGATTTGATGAAATTATGGATTTCTATCTCAAGAAATTTCCTAAAAGAAAAGAGCTTTATGATTTGATCTATGAATTCAGGGATTGTGTCTTCACATCCTATATCCCTGTATATAGTTCGATTCTTAGACCGTTGATCCAAGCCAATGAAAAGATCCGGTCGTTTAAAGCTAATACTCATTACGATACAATTATGAAGCAATATGAACTGATAACTTTGGATGTTGGCAATATGTTGACCATCCTTCCAGCTCTTTATGAAATTCAATATGAATATATGGAACTTTATGAGTTCATTGTCGAATCTTATACTGGCAAAGAAGGTTTGTTTAGATCTCAATTTGGCGGTATCAGGGTTGATTATGGTTCAAGATCTGTTATCGTCAATGGTAAAGATCTCAAACCTGATGAAGTTGATATCCCGTATGTCTCTGCGATAACATTCCTTGAACTGGAGATCTTATATCTCCTCAGAAAACTTGATGATATCACTGAAAACGAAGCATATACAATTTTGAATAGAGCGACTCGTGAATTCAATCCAAAGATCCATGCGCTCGCTCAAAGTATTGTTAATAAAAGTAAAACGCCAATCTGTGTTTTGGTCAATCGCCCTCCGTCACTTTCTGACAGATCCTTCAGGTTGCTTAGAGTAAGGAAGGTCAAAAGTGATATCAATGATCTGACTCTTAGTATCAGTCCAAGTTTGTTGGATGGATATGCTGGAGATTATGATGGAGATTCTCTGTCATATATTCCTCTTAAAGATTGGAGACTGATTAAAACATTTGACTACACATTGAATCCCAGATATAACTATATTTCTAGAACCAATGGGAAATACAGTAGTCGTATGCAGTATATTAAAGATTATGCTATAGTCCTCTCTGAGCTGTATGCTCTTGGTAACCAAAATGAAAAATAATGATTGAAATAATGAAAAGGAGCAGAGCAGGTCTCTGCTCCTTCATATTTGCCCAAAGGGTGGAGGGACCCGTATGAATCAAACTGTACGTAAGGGCTTGTATGAGAACACAGTAACTGGGACTAAATACGTAGTATATGATATTTCAGTGGATGAGATAACTTTGGTTCATTATGTTAATTATTACGCAATCGATAAACCAAGTAAAAAATGGTGTATGGCAGTTGCAGATTTTATTAAAAAATCTGATCCGATAGATAATTCTTTTGCAACTTTCAAATTTATTTCTGAACAAGTTCCTATATATAATTGCAATTCTAAACAATATTACAACTTGTTAAAAACTTTATCACTTAATGACAAGGTTCTCATCATCGGAAAAGATAGAAATTATATTGTTTCAGAAGTTAAAGGTATATCCCAGGATGGTATTTATGTCTATGGGATAAGAAATTTTATTCCTTATAATCATATTGATGAGGTGTATAAAATCTATGAAGTATAAATTTAATAATATTGACAACAAAATTTTGGATTTTGATAAAATTATTGATATTCTGAATTCTGAGAACCCATTCAGAAAATTTTATTCCTTGAATGGGTTTCTTAAACTTTACGCAGTGACAATTCCTGAACTTGAAGGGAATTGTGTTATGATGTTTTATACACATGGGACTAAAAGTGCAACTATTCGATTTGAAAATAATATTGATGAAGTTAAAAAATTTATTAAAAACACTCTTAAAACACGCGGTGTTTTTCCTACTCAAGATCTTTTGAATGAAATAGAGGATGATTTTATTAAAAGTAAGAAAGTAGAAATTGGACTTAGAGACAAATTTCAATAAAAAAAAAATAAATGCTTAGAGAGATACTAATAACATTTTACAAAATATTTTTTTTTGTTTAATCATTTAAAGGGGATAGCTTACACAATGGGCGTAAGAACTATAGTAATTTCGGCATTCCCTGGTGTTGGCAAGACTATTTTCTTCAATATGATACAAAATACAATGAATAGTAATTTTGTAGATCCGGATGATAGACAGAGACTTCCAATTGTGATTGACGCAGATTCATCTAAATTCTCATGGTCTCGACCAGGCGAGCGAAATCCGGATTTTCCTAATAACTATATTAAATTTATTAAAGACAATATTGGTAAGGCAGATATTATATTTGTCTCCACGCATAAAGAAGTGAGAGATGCTCTAAAGGATTCAGGAATAAAATATGTGTTAGTATATCCCAAAAAATTCTTGAAGGTAGAATATATTGAAAGATTTAAAACAAGGGGAAGTCCAAAACCGTTTATAGATCTTATGAATGAAAAATGGGACGAATTTATAGATGATTTAATAGCCGATTCCGGAAATTCTAAAGTTATACAATTATCATCTAATGAATATTTATTTAACGTGGTAGTCAATCATATGAAGGATTTTTTATCAACTTGCTACAATCAGCCAGAATAAATAAATTATGTGGTAGGGGATTTCCTCTACCACTTTTATATTAAAATTTCGCAACTCTTGAAAGATTTTTGAATTCAGGAATGCCATCCCCTGATTTTGGTTGTTTGGTAAATTGATATAAAGTTTGAACAAAGTCCCTTTGAATAATTCTGATATTTTCTCCAATAATGAAACTTTATCTTGGTAAAATATTTTTAAATATTAAAAATAAATAAAAAGAATAAAAGATGAATTTCTTTCTTTTTTTTAACTTTTTATAAATTCCATAAAAAGAGGTGGAAAAATGAATCAGTATGGTTATACCAGGGTTAATATAAATGAATCAACAGGAATTGTTCAAGAAGTTAACCCTTCGACTCGCTCTACTAATACTAAAGAAAAAGGCTGGACTGATATACGATATATTAAAATTCCTTTTAAATCAATTAAAGATTCGAAATATGTATATAAAAAATATGGTACAGTTCCAAGTATTGCTAAAGAAAATTCTTCAGAATTTAATCTTTGGATAAATGCTTCTTATGTATATGACGCAACTATTCTTGGTAAAACTATAATTGATGGAAAAATTGCATTTCCTCATATTACAGGTAAAACTGAAAATCGTAAATATTTTTATTTCAAAAATGGTATTCCTGAAATCGGAAAACTCCCTGTAGATTTAACTGGAATAAAATACGCTGCAAATGTGGGACCGCTTCTTCTGGATAATGGTATTGATGTATTATCCAAATCTATTTCGGAAGATAATTTCCAGTCTGATATAATTACTGGCAAAAATAATAGAACTCTTGTTGGTATTACATCTGACAGTTATTTGGTAATAGTTATAGTAGATGGTAGAGGGTCTACTGATGCTGGATTGACGTTAAAACAATGCGTTCATCTTTTAAAATATTTAGGTTGTGTCAAAGGAATTAATTTGGATGGTGGGGCAAGTGGAACTATCCATTCTAATAATAAACAAATTAAGGATTTTATAAATCTAAAAAATGATACCCATTTATCTGACATGAGATTGACTTCTCCATCTAAAATATCACATGCTATAGGTTTTTCTATAGACATGGATAAATTTTTCCCTTATAAAGTATTCACAGCAACTGCAACTGCAAAAATTATAGATGGAGCTTTTCATATTCCTGCACGTTCTTTTATTGAGGCTCTTGGTGGGACTGTTACTTTTGATCAAACAACTCTTACTGGAACTTTTATACTTGGTAATAAAACTATTAAACTCACACATAATAGTGATAAAATTATCGTGATTGATAATTAAAGATAAAAAATTAAAGGAATTGCTTATATAGAGTGAAACCTAAAGAGTTACTAAAGAATTATATAAATAACAGAAGTGTGGAAATTCCACACTTCTGTTATTTTTTTTTATTAAAATTTCGCAACTCTTGAAAGATTTTTAAATTCAGGAATACCTTCTCCTGCTTTAGGTACTTTCGTAAATTGATATAAAGTTTGAACAAAATCCCTTTGGACAATACGGTTATTTTCACCAACAAGAGTCATTATATACTTTTTATCTTGCATATATCGCTCAGCATCCGCATTTGCTTCATCTGTAAATACCCCTGAGAGTGTTAGCATGTCCCCATCATAGTCACCACCAAGACCAGGAAGATAACTATTATGGACATGTAAAGTATCAATAAATGCAATACTGCTATCTTCACCAACTTTGACCAAAGGATAAAATGGATAGTATTTATCCCCTATCAATGCAGGAGTTGTCTTTCTGGTAGTCAGTATAGTAAATTTGGAAGGATTGATACCAAAACTATCTTCAATAGGATAACGTGTAAAATATACATGTTTATCAGGCTCAAGCCTATCAGCACATACAATGTACAAAACATCTGTCCAAGTCATAGGTCTGTTAGAAATACTGGTCTGATCTTTCCCAAATCTCCCAGTTATATACAAATAACCTTTTCTTCCTTCTTCATTTTCAGGAAGTTCAATGGGCTTAAATCTTGTGGAAGTACCATAAATGAATCTTTTGATCATCTTTATAACATATTCTTCAGAAGTATAATAATCAGGATTAGTCAATGTCAGATATTCTATTTCGCCTTTTTCATTTTTATATGGATATTTACCAGAGAGCTGGAATTCATTTTGTAAAAATTCCTTTACACCGTGAATTACGAATGGCATAAAGATTGCGCATATGCTTGCAAGAGGAACCCCAATTCTACCAAATCTCACCTGGACCTGATCATAAGTTTCTCCGCTAACCATTGGAGCAGAGATAACAAGTCGAGCTCCGTAATCTGTATTTTTACCCATCACATATTTTCTAAGAGTGCCTTTCTTTTGTCTTATGTGAGAATTTATAATTCTATCATGAATATCGACCAAAGCCAATTGAATTCTGGCTCTAGAGATATTTGATACCAAACCGTATTGTTCTTGTTGAGATACACTATTTACCATACGAATAATGAAAAGATATAGATCGTTAATTTCATCATAGGAAGGACGACCTTCCTCATTATAGTTCACATCTCTATAAAATGCGGGAAGTATAATCCATTTATTTACCCAGGCTTTAGATTTATCTTTAATATTTTTAATTCTCTCTGTAGCAAACACTGATTTTCTCGGTTTAAATTCAATTTTTTCCCAGTTATTATATAAGAATTCTAAACCAGTATCCCCATTAGGATCAGGAACCAATTTTCCATCTTTAATGGAAAAATTCTGTGTTCCGGCGATACAAGACTCAAAATTTCTATCCAAACTTTTAAGATTATGATAAACAAGAGGGTGTAAATAATAACCTTTTAAATCAATATATGCCGGTATATTTTGACGCTCATAAGAAGTTTGGCCAAAAATACTATATGAGAAGATAGAATCATCGGTAGGAAGCCCTTTATCGATAGGGATCGGACCAGAAACAGGTTTTAATCCATTTATTTTTACGATTCTATCAATATTCGCCTTATGCAATTTCATCTTTCACACCGTCCTTAAACTTATGATTATTTGGCTGTTTTGTTAATCAAAAGAAAAAAGGAGTATGGCACGACCATACTCCTTTTTTATACATCTTTTTCGGAAATTCTTTCGAATGACACGATTATTCCATTGGAAGTTTGCTCAATATTAACAGTAAAATCCTCATATTTAAGATATTTTACCCTAAATTTTTTGGATTCAAGATATTGCATTATTTTCTTTACAGATTTTGCAGGAAGATTTATCGGAAAACTTAAAACATCATTAAATAATTCAGGATTTTTGAATTTACATTTATCTAATATACCAGCTCTGTCTAATATATTGTATAAGGAGTAACATTCGGAGTAGTATTTTGGGACGAGTATATCAAATATTTCTTCGCTATATGATTTGTTTTTCTTAATCATTTCGAGTAACATGTCAACCCGAGTAACAGTCACGTCACGTGTCACTACATCCATGTACGCTCCTCCCTTCTATATTATTTTCTATTCTGGTTAGAGCGTCTTTGTTCTTTTAACTGCTCTTCCAGTTGCCGTCTTTCCATAATTTTTCTATTTTCTTCAACAAATCTCCTTCGGCTTTCAAGTTCTATAAGTAACTGCCGCAAAGGCATATTTCTTATTCTTTCTTCAGCCATAATAGGAGAGAGGAAATCGTAAGCAAAATCCAAAAGCTTACGATATTCCTCTATCCTCTTAGATGCTATTTCTCTTCTCTTTAAGATTTCATCTTTTCGAGCCGTTTCCTTTTCTCCAAGTTGTTCCTCATCTCCTTTACTTGGGACAAAGTAAAAAGCAAATCATCCATTCTTTGGACTTGTTGTTTATGAACCCGCTTGCAGTTCGGGCACACATAGGATTTGATGCCGTATTGGATTTCTTTGCTCTTGTCGTACATCTCGATTTGTTCATCAATTTCATTATGAGATTCAGGTTCCATGGAGATAAGGATATCAATGAGTTCATCAATTTGATCAAACTTAATATATCCTTCAGGGCTCGGAAGAGCAATATATTCAACAAACATCAGATATCCGAATACGATATTGAGATTAGAAGTATCTTTATTGGACTTTTTTACCCAAGCTTCAATTTTGGCCATCGTCATCAGACGGTCATATAAAGAAGGAATTCTGATACCAACAGCTGTGCCGTCATTAAGAATAATCTGTTTGATTTTGGATAGTTTAGTTTGTTTCATAACATCTTTAATATCCATATTTTTATACAGGATAGTATCAACATCATCTTTAAATTCATCAGCATTAAGAACCAGGTCTGCACTGTGGATCTTCAAATTGAGAGGAGTTTTACATTTTTCATTCATGCATTCAATCGGGTAATCATTTACTTCAGGGAATGTAGAAATGAACATGCCGTAATAGAGGGTTTGCTCATCTTTATAATGTACAATTTTCATGAGATCAAGAAGACTTGAAACTTGGCCGAACGATGTATCAACCAAGTGTGTTTTAATCAGGGAAAGCTTTTTCTTTTCAAGTTCCATAATCGATTTCGGATTCTCGATGCTGGAAATTGCAATAATTTCCGGAATCGATGCGCCTGACAAGGTCACATGGAAACCAGAGTTGACAAGAGGAATAGTTACATGATCATGCCGCTGGGTATATGCTTTAAGAACAGCTTTCTTCAAATTACCTTTCTTGGTGGTCTTAACCTTGATACCATTGGACTCGAGAATATTTTTAAGGGTTTCTTCATAAGACTTATTTCTTTTGAATTCAATTTTAAGAGCACTGGAGGTCTCATCGAAATTTTTGGTAGCCCCTTCGAGTTCTACATCAATAGATTCTTCAAATCGGCGCTCAACTTCCCTGAAAATTCTTTCTTGAGCATCCTCTTCATCTTCAGAATCATCTTGTCCTTCCAGTTCTTGTTTAATCATTTTTATAAAATCTGCTTCATCTTCATTTACATCATTTTCATTAGAATTGCGATCTTCAAACATAACACCAGCTTTATATTCTTCCATAGTAATTTCAGATTTACCTTCAATTTCTGTACGAACCCTGTTAATTTCTTGAAGTGCTTCGATTTGTTGCTGCACAACAGCCTTATCAAGTTCATCCATCAATTTATCAGGGTTTCCGCCGCTGCGAATAAATTCTTTGTGCTCGTTGGGGAGACCCTTGAACCATTCAGTTTGCATAAGCTCTTGAAGAGCAAAATTAGTTTCCAAATTTACTTGAGGAGGTGAAGTTTCAGAAATTTCAGTAGATTGATTAGAATTATTGTTTTGAGCAGCGTTAACATTTTCAGCTTCAGGAGTTTTAACAGATTCAGTATTATTTGAAACGACCTGTTTTTGCGCCATAAGTTCATCCATTTTTTGTCTGAGAAGAGAGGGCTGTTGATCCTGTGGTGCAGGATTCATTTGATCATTATTTTCCATATTCGACTCTCCTTCACGTAAAAAATAATTTAAGTTTTTTCATTGTTTCTATAATTATTTTCAATATTATGCATTTGCAACAGTGGTGAGAAGATTATCACCATCAGTATTGAATAAAACAATTTCCTGAAAACTCGGAGATTGTATTCCTATATACAACTCTCCGTTCACATATTCTATAATTATATCATTAATAGAAAAATCACAATAATCTTCAACCTGTTTTGTTATAAGAAATTTTAATTCATTTGCAGTATCTTCAGAAAATCCAACCCTATATTTAAATATATCAACACCTTTTTCGAGGTCATCAGGATGATCTCCTGGCTTCATTAATAATAATACATATAGCTGCATCGCCATTGCATGCGCTCCGGAATACACCTTACCTTTAGAAAATTCGTCTATTTCAAAAGAAACGTCCTTCATTTTTTCTACCTCCTTTTTTTAATACCCACCGATGTTATATTTATGTTTTTTATATGAAAAACAGGCAATTAAGTATAAAAAATGAAGGGGTGAAAATATGTGAAGTGTCCATTTTGCGCAAAAAAATATCAATATAAGAAAGATATGGTTAACCATATATCTACAAGGCACGAAAGAGAACTTCCTGAGAATATGAGTCCATCCAAATTCATATTCTCTGTATTACATGGCGGGAGAACTACAGGAGTTTGCAGAGTTTGTGCAAATGAAACTCAATTTGATGAAAAAATTGGGAAACCGGCAGTTTTATGCGATAATCCTAAGTGTAAACAGGCTTTTGCAAAATTGGCCCAGGAAAGAAATATACGAAAATACGGTGTTCCGCATCTTTTAAACGATCAAGACCATCAAATGTATATGCTTTCTAGAAGAAAAATTTCTGGAGAATATTTATGGTCTGATGGTAAAACGAAAATCCCATATGTTGGATCCTATGAAAGAAGATTCCTTGAATTTATGGATAATATAGTGGACATTAATCCTAAATATATTCATTCCCCTTGCCCATTTACTATTTATTATGAATTTGAAGGAGAAACGCATGCCTATACTCCAGATTTTTATATTGATATTCTAGATCTAATCATAGAAATTAAACATGGTGGAGACAATCCTAATAATCATCCAAAAATTCAATCTGTTGATATCAAAAAAGATAAAGCTAAAGAAGAAGCAATTAAAAATACCACAAATCATAATTATATAAAAATTGTAGATAATAAATTCGGTCCATTATTAAAAATTTTGTTTAAATTGATTGAAAATGAAAAATTTAACTCTGATCAGAGATTATTTATGTTAAATGAGTCAAGCAATATTACCAACGAAAGAACTGAATATATCTTGGAAAAATATACAGAAGAGGACATAGCTAATATTTTAAATGAATCCGAAATGATAGAAACTCAGTCTCTGGCGAGTCTTGCGCCAATTGCTACCAGCTTTGTAGGGAGAGAAATTGATGATATAAAATCTCCCGTTTCTCATGTAACTTCTCATAAAGAGATTTATAAAGACACCCCTCTCTATATTACAATCTATAAAGATCAAATAACTGAAAGTTATAAAATAGGTGTATCAACAAATTTAAATGAAGATCCTATAGTATATCATTTGAATAAATTCGTATACTATAGCCATTGTGATTTCCCAGAAGATAAAATGATATTTTCGATATATAAATATGTAGGAAATGAAAACCCCCTGAATGATTACAAAAATCTTCTAGAAAAATTGAATCAACCTATTGTCCGCCCTGTACCTTACGGTTCAGATGTACAGGCATTTACTTCAATTTTTAAAAGGATATTCTCAAGACCAGTATATCATATCGGGGAAATTATAACACATCCGGATTTTGTTAGAGTATATAAAAGTAAAGTGTTGAAATAATAAATTGAAAGGGAGATGGACTAAATGGCGCTGACCAAGGCTGAACTTATGCAAATTCCTTTGAAGCATTTTGGGCTTCCAAAGGAAAGGAAATATCCTATGCACGATGAAGCTCATCTTAGAGCGGCAATTGCCTATTTTTACGCCGCTCCTCCTGAAAAACGGAAAGAGCTTGCTAAAAATATAGTGCGTCGTTGGAAAGAGCTTGGGTCTAAAGTAAAAATTACAAAGAAAAATCCTTTATATAAATATGTACCTGATGAAATGAAAAATCTTAATGAAACTTCTTCCTTGTTTGAAAATGTTAATCCGGACCATTTTGAAAAACTGTTTGGAAAGCAAGGAAGGGACATTGTCGAGTCTTTACTGGTTAAAACCGGCTTGAATACGGTCGATGATATTGATGCTCAAGTTCCTGATGAATATCGCAAAAAACAATTGCTTCTTGGGACTCTCAAATCTTACATTATCAATGAAATGGGAGAAAATTATCCTGTAATTTATATGGATTTCCCTATTTCCAGCAAAAATCTTCGTGGAAATAATGGGGGTATCAAAACCCTTGAGGGTACTTCTGTAATCATGGACTACAGGAGCGCTTTTAACGAATGTACTACTTTGGATGTAATTAATGAAATGGAACACATCGAATTCTGCGCTCTTCTTAGAGAATGGGATGAAAACTACTGTAAAGGTCACAGGAATCTTGCTTATGACCGTCTTATGATTGAATCTTGGAAACAAAGAGTTCATAGTCTTTTGACTGAAAATGAAGAAGATCCTAATAATCCAGGCTCCATTAAATTAAAAGCTCTAAGGCATATTGATTTGGTTACTAAGCAAAAACTTATTGATCTCGGAATAACTAATCCAGAAGAGTTTCAAAAAAATTATATGGGCGGCGACATGAATGCTAAAGCACCCATTATCAAATCTGCCGAAATAGGATTCAATATTACTAAAGATATTGTAGAAAGATATAATAATGATCATCCTGACGTTGCTGATAATGCATTGTATCTGAAGCTTTATACTTATTCTGACGATGTTAACTTTATGCAAAAGGGCGAGCAAGTAATGGCCGATGAACTGTGGAGATGGGAGCCATAAAAAATGATGTTTTTCCCGTGCTATACCGATATGGATAAACACATGCCCACCACCGCGTTCGGATTTAGAGGCAATACTGAACTGGAGCTCTATGAGTATTTAAAGAAATCTAAACTTTCCGAGATATTTTCTGATGACAAATTATCTCAACTTGCAAATGACTATTTCAAATATCATAGATTTATCCAAAAATTTTTAAAATGGGCAAGATGGTATTTGTTCGATAAAAGGGCTGAAACTAGGCCCATAATGAATGAAACTGATAATGAAATTATTTCTGCTTGGACGAAAAATTTGCGCGAATTATATGAAAAATACTCAATCTCTCAAAGTGAATATGAAAAAATTCTTTATAGTCAATTGATGAATGATTTTCTGTGGAATCCGAAATTGGACCCTAATAACCCTAAAATTCAAACCTATTATCAAAATAAAGTAGATAATTTGAACAAAAATAAAATTATCCAAGAAGTATCGGGTTCAGAAATTCTTTCCGAAGAAAATTTATCAGTAATGAATGATCCAGATTCTGTCAAATTATTAAATCATGGTATAACTTCAGAAGCTGTGGCCATTTATAATAGATCCGTGGCAAAAATTAAAGATATTGGAGAATCCGATGTAAACACAATTAAACTTGAAGCTGCAAAGCTGAAATATATGGATGTGTTGATTGAATCTAACTATATAATCACAAATTCCATAGAGAATAAAAAATCTTATTTTGATTATTGTGTGCTTAGCAATAGTATCAAGAAGACTTTATACGAATGTATTGAGATTATTAAATCTAAGGACTCTCTATTTGATATGGATTCTTTTTATGAGACTACAGAATTCTATCTTAATAACCCTAAAGAATATCGTCATGTGAAAACTTACAAAAATTTCATAGACGATTTTATAATATAAAATATCCGACATAGGAATAATTTCCTATGTCGGATTCTATTTGCAAATTATATATTATTTTTATGAAAGGGGTGATTAAATGGAATTTTCGATAAAGCAGATGATAGGTTCGGATTTTATTTTGTATCAAGAAATTACTAAGAGACTAAATGACTATTTCAATCAATTAGAAGATATGGTTTGTATAAAATTAATCAGACCTTCAGAAAAAGATTGTTATATTGAAATTTATATTCTTAATGAAGAATTTGAGGATTGTCTTAAAATAACTGATCCTAATAGTGAGTTAATTTTAAATTCGATAATTTATACTTTACAAAATCTTGATTATTTTTGTGATCTTCTCCATTTATACCAGAAAGACGTTTCTATTAGCAATATTAGCGATTATCGTAAAATATATATTAAAAAATTTATTGATAAATGCCTCGAATCGTTAGATAAATATAGAGTTTGTGCTCTTATGGTAGATCATTATAAAATAGAAGGGGATACTCTTGATTTTATTTTAATAGGCGAAGGATTTCCTAGAGAAGAAAAAGATTTCAATCCCAATAAATCTAGTCTTAAATACGTTGTAAAAACATTTTTTGATAAAAATAGCTTTGATCGAAAACTTATACGCCAAAGATATAAAAAGGCTTTCAATATTTTTTGCATTGCAAAAAATAATAGCGGAAATATTTTGTATCATTAATATATACAATCATATAGCAATTATATATTATTAATATGAATTAAGGAAGTATAGTTATTTATTACAAGCTAGACTTCCTATAAACCAAAATATTTAAGGGAGGAAAACCAATGTCGAACGTTATTGACCAGGCAAATGTTCTTGACCGAGTCAGAGGGATGGCAAGTCAGCCCGATCAAGAAATTTTCAAGATCGGCCCTGAAGTGATTCAAGACTTCATTGGTAGGGTCGTTATCATGATGGGCGGCACCCCCGAAGACATCAAAGACATCAAAGTCGGTCAAGACAAAAAGCGTCTTCGGATTCTGGCCATCCTGGAAAAAGACTCCGCCGTCTTCGTTTCTAACGAAGAACGTCCCGGAGTCCAAAGCGGCCTGGCTCTGATGGGAGCCGCCGAAATTCGTGACGATGCTGAACTCACCGAAGAGGCGAAGCAAGTTCTTCGTGAACTGGGTTACAGCTATCGTGACGAAAACAATCGTGAGGTGCTGCTGGTCGATGTGACTGAATACAAGAAAGGCGTTGAAATCGAATTCAACGCTGAAGTCACGATGGCCATCATCACCGACAGCGACTTCAGTGATAAATATTTCATCGTTGACGCTGTTGAAGAAGTCCTGAAGAAAAAGAAATACAACTCCTATAAATTCAAAGACAAAAAGCAAACTATCGTCTTCGCTCGTGTCCAGCGGTCTTTCAAGGGCAATGAACAAGGATTTGATCCGGAACAAGTCACCGATTGGAAGACGGCTGAAACGTATGAGGATGACGATGAAGACGATGATTATGATGACGACGAAGAATGAAAAATATGGAGCGGTGTGATTAACGCCGCTCCATATTTTTTTGTAAAAAAATCAAAATGTATTAAATTATATATTATTATACAGTAAGATGCTATGATATTTTTTCATGGGAGGAGGGGTTATCTATTGTATACTAAAACTAAAGATTATCTATTTTCTATAGATGTAGAAACAGATGGATTATATGGAGAAACGTTTGCAGTAGGCGTATCTGTATGGGAAAAATAAATCCCTCAAAGATACGTTTGCAACATATTCAGAATTGGACACTGTTAAAAATGTATGGTGTACTAGAACTATTATCCCTATTCTGGAAAGAAAGACAAATACTGTATTTACTCCAATAGTAACTCGCATTCATATGCGAAGTGAATTTTGGAAATTTTATATGAAATATAAGGATAATTCAATCATACTCGCTGACATTCAATATTCGTGTGAAACCGGATTTCTATCAGTGCATAATGGATGGCATCAAATCCAGACAATGGGCGAGTACTTATCCTATACTTGATCTTTCAACTATGCTTTCTTGTATTGATATCGACCCCTAATATAAATAGGGAAGATTTCACGGAAATTAAAAATTTGGATAAACATGACCCTCTTTCTGACTCTATAATTTCATCTAAAGTGTTTTTCAAAATTGACGAAATTTTGCGTCAGAAAAAGAAACAAAACATTGGCCAGCTTTCTGCTAAATAGAAGATTGTAATAAATCAAATGGAGGTTAAATAAAATGCCGAAAGATCTTGATCTCGACATTAAAGAAATTCTTGGAGAACTGAATGATGTAAACTCCAAGAACGAACAAAAGGTTGTCGCAATCGCATCCTGGAATGAACGTCCGGAAACTGTTGACATTCGTCGATACAATGTGGTCGACGAAATTTTGACCAAAGGAATTAGCCTCACTCTCGAAGAAACCGAAAAACTTATTTACATCCTCCTTTCGAATCCAAGATATATCAAATATGATCCTGAGAGAGTACGGCAAATTCTCAATGAACAGGAACAAGCTGAAGTCAATGTCGAAACTCTTGTGGAACAATTGAATTCTGAAGAGAATTCAGACGAAGAAATTTCTGAGCAGCCCGTTGAAGCCGTTTCGTATGGGAATATGAGAAGGATTGTCCTGAAAGACAATGGTATCTTTTCATATTCCCGGAGAAGGAATAAATAACTATAGGTGTAGTCAATGTACGAAAGGTATATTAATAAAAATTTAACAATCGAGAAAGTATTCGATAGATTTATCAATTCTATAGAGACTGCAAAGAGCTACAGAAAATCTTTGCTGGATTCTAACATTGTACCTATAGAAGAATTGAAAAAATTTCATAATGAAAGAATAGTTGATTATAAAGATTATCATATTTGCATAGGACTATTTGATATAGTGGCTAAAAAAATTAATATCGCTTCACTATTGTTCGAATTCAAAGAAGATCGTTTATTTAGATTTGAAATTGACGATATGTATCATTTGGTTAAAGATGCTATAGAAATTTGCAAGAAAGAATATGAGATGGAAGGAAAAAGTTTTTCTGAATTAAAATATTTTGAGGTTGTGGATGTTATTACAACAAAAGCTGCGGGTATATTTATAGAAAAAAGTTTAATGCAATTTATAAATATTCCCGAAGATGAGAACACGAAAAGTGAGGAGATATAATGGATATCAGTAAATTCGAAAATATTTCTTTTGATCAGGAATTGGAAATTGAAAATATCCTTAAAAGATATCTTGAAAAAATAGAAAGAATTATTTCTGGCGAAGAAGAATACGATAGTGAGATTACTATCGAAAAATTTAAAAACATGTCTTCTGATGAAGCTAAAAAATTTTTCTTGGTTCCGATTGATATGCAGGTCGGAGCTTCGTTCTATAACATAATTGCTTCTAAAATTTTCATACTTACTTTTATAAATATTGCTGATGAAGAAAGCGATGTATTTATTGGAAACGAAGAATTCTATGGATTCTTTAAAGAATCCATAGAATATTATGAAAGTTTGTGTAAAAAGGATCAAAAAGATCCTTATTCAGATATTCTTCAAGCCATTGATAGTATTACAAACATTGTCACATGCAAAATCATGGATCAAGTTGTGGTTCCATATCTCAGACAATCATAAGAATATGAATCCAGCTAGGGGGAAGACCCCTAGCTGGATTTTAATTTTTTGGATTACATATTAATAAGAAAGGAGTTGAATGTGGTGATTGAAAAAATAATCAACATGAATCGGATAAAGTTCTCTGTTTTGGACGAGCTGTTTGGAGATAAATTTAAAAATGAAAAAAAGAATATTTCAATTCATATAGATCTACATACAATTTTTGAACCGTTTTATGACTTCAAAAACTATGAAGAAACAAACTGGCTTAATGAAAAGACCAATACAATAATTACAGCATGTGTGATTAACTTATGTGCCCATTATAGGCTTTATTTTGGAAAAAATAAAATCAAATCAAAAATATACATGTATTTTGGAAGCGAGAAATCAAGAAATAATTCAGAATATTATCCCGAATATGGATATAAATTTTTCGATAAATATTCTAAAGATAATGAGGATTTTAAGCCAGTTAACAAAGAAATTTATTTCTCTTTGAAACTTATTAAAACTATATCTATGTATATACCTGGTGTATATTATATAGATTGTGGTAAAATTGAACCTATGAATGCTTGCGCTTATATTATTACAAAATACCCCGAGGATTATAATTTGGTTATAACAAAAGATCCTCTTTGGCATCAAACTGTTTCATTGAGTAATACTGAAGTATTGCGTCTTAAAAGAGATGAAAGTTACATTATTAATCGGGATAATGTGGTAGATATTCTTCTTAAAGATTCCTCATATAAAAAGCAATTTGTGAATCATGAGTTACTATCTATACTCTATTCATTTGCAGGTATTAAAACTAGAAACATAAAAGGATTGTCTGGTTATGGCTATACCAAAATTACAAAAATACTAGATCTGGCGATAGAAAGAGGTATAATTCGCTCAAAATATACCCATATTAAAAATATAATAGATGAAATATATACAGGGAATCAGACGGAATATCTTATAAACGTTTTTAAAGCAATTGATATGATCTATCAGTTGAATAATTTAACTGTGGCTCAAAAAGAGCAATTAACTGATTGTATTAAAGATAAATTTAACAAGAGAGATCTAATGCGCTTAAATGAAATGATATTCACAGGAGAAAACTCCCTTATGCTCCAAGAATTGTTTAAATATGCTCCTAGCGAAAAATCAGAATTCAAATGGTAAATATTTTTTTTTGATGTATGTATAATATTATACAAATATATACTATTAATTAGTATAATGAGCGAATAAATTTAATTTATGGAGGGATTATATGCCTACAAATTTGTTGAATATTATCGAAAATCCAATTTTTATTTACGTTCTATTAAATATGATAATTACTGCAATGTCAATATTCTACAGAATCAAATATTTTGATATTCGTATAGATTCTTATAAAGAAGAAACTGAAAAAAATAAAATTGCAATGATAGTATTATTATCTTTAAACTATCTATTAAGCATTTTTGGCGTGCTCATATTTATTATAGGAACCGCTCTATCTGTTTTCACGAGATTTCGCCTATATGAAATTCTTGAATCAAAAATTTTATATCCAATAATGGTTGTATGTACGATGACTATATGCATATCAGGTATATTTATATTCCCCGTTCCTGCCTTAGTCGCAGCCCTTAATGTATCCTCCTTCAAGCATATAAATATCAGAGATATTGAATTTACAATTATCTCTGATGCTGTTTACAAAATAATATTTGAATGGAAACATGAAGAGGAATAGGAAGAATTTTAAATTTTATATATAAAGGCAAATTTTCAAATAATTATTTTTTTTTTGGTTTACATAAATATATATAATTTATTTAGATATATTAGGGAGGCACGGCTATGATTGAAAATTTTTCAAATGTTATTTCCAGTGTATTCTCTTCCGTCAATTTCTTATACTTTTATATATGTGCAAATATATTGTTTTTCATAATGGCAGTTTTTTACAGAATAAAATATTTCGATATGGCTAAAAATGAATATAAGAAAGAATTAGAAGAAAATAAACCTGCAACCATAATGTTAGCAACGTTCAAAACGTTGATAATGATAGAAATTGTTGCGGCATTGATGATTATAATTTTTATGCATTTACTAGCGCGTTTAAAAATTAAATTTCTTTATAATTTAGCAAAAACTAAAGTAGGAAAACTTTTGTTTTCAGTAGCCATACAAGTTATAGGGGCATTATTTTTAACACTCCCCTTAACGGTATTGTATTCGATATTAGGACTCATTGGAAATTATAGAATTGAAACGTTAAATATTGAAAAATTTTATAAGAATATTGATAAAATTAATAAAGATTCAGAATAGTCTGCGTCTATAGTTATCTTGGGAGGGGTGAAGCTGTGGAGGTTTCAATTCAATTAACACATGATCATCTTTTTCTTAAATATCTGATACTAAACTTAATGATTTATATAATGGCATTTATATATAGAAACGCTTACTTCGATAAAAGTACTAATACATTCGATAAATCCTTAGAGCATGATCGAAAAGCAATAATCTCTTTATATTCACTTAAACTTACAAGTATTGTGGGAATGTCAGTTTTGTCATTTTTCGAATTAATTATAGGCCTCATATCTGTTGGATGGTTGGATATAAGTAAATATAAACCGATATATTTCATATTTGCACTCATTTCATTCTTTTTAAGCATCTTATTTGTGATGCTTCCTATGTTTATCATATCTTTAATTGTAGGAATGCTTGTAGATCTTACTTCTGAACAAATTAAATACTATGAGCCAAAATAAATTTTTATCGAGCACCAAAAAATGCGTTCAGGACTGCATTTTGGTTAAAAAATAAGCCAAAAATAAACACAATGATAAGCTTATATTAACCCCTCCGAGGGGAGGGGTTAATATTTTTTATTAAATTTATGCGGAAGCGATGTGGTTAAATTGAACTATCCGTTAATTGTATTTGATTCAAGGACTGGAAATGTAAGAAGATTTGTAAAAAAACTTGGTCTTAAAGCTGTATGTGTTAAAGATGTTGAAAAGGTTGAAGAACCTTATGTTCTTGTAACATATACAGATAAAATAGGGGAAGTTCCTTTTTCAACACAGAAATTTTTGCAAAACAATGGAGATTTGTTACTTGGTGTAGCATCTAGTGGCAATCGTCGTTGGAAACAAACTTTCGCAGTTGCTGCTGACATAATCTCTCAGAAATTTGGAGTCCCAATTATTTCAAAATTTGAGTTGGCTGGTAATAACGAAACAGTGCAAAAATTCATGGAAAGGATGACTCAACTTGTCCACCAAAGAACTGGATAACATGAACTATTTCGAATTGAATAATAGCATCATGCTCAGGGGAGAAGATGGGTTTCTCCAATTGGAAAATGACAAGCTTGCTATTGAAAAGTATCTTGAATATGTAAATCAAAATACAATGAAATTCAGTAGTGTTTTGGACAGGATCAATTATCTTTGTGGGATTAAAGAGGTTGCAGAAAATAATAATGAAGAGCCGTCAAATATTAAAGAAATAAAATCTTTTCTTGAATCGACAAAAGATAATGTAGACCATCCTGTATATAGAGAAATCATTAACGATGCTTTGGAAAAATTAGAATCCGAAAATAATGTGGGAAGGGCTACTCTCCCATTTTATGATAGAAAGGTAATCGAACAATATTCTGCAGACCAAATCATTAAGCTTCATGAATTGGCTCAATCGTACAATTTCAAATACAAAACGTTCATGCAAGCATTCAAATTTTATGAAGAATATGCTCTTAGAACTGATGACAAGAAGACTTTCTTGGAAACGTTTGAAGAGCATAACTGTATCGTTGCATTGTATTTGGCTGCAGGAGATTTTGAAAAGGCCAAAAGGTATCTCAAGGCTTTGATGGAGCAGCGAGTTCAACCTGCGACTCCAACATTTCTCAATGCCGGGAGAGCTCGTCGTGGCGAACTTGTAAGTTGCTTCCTGCTTGCAATGGATGACAGCACCGAATCCATCCAATATAACCTCACTAATATGGCTCATCTTAGCCGTATTGGTGGTGGGGTTGCATTTGAAGTAAGCAACCTTCGTTCATTTGGAGACCCAATCAAAGGAATCGAAGGCGCGGCAAAAGGTCCTCTTCATGTACTTCTCATCGCCGAAAAAGTCTTCGGTTTCTATGATCAGCTCGGCCAAAGATCCGGCAGCGGGGCAGGATATATAAATGTATTCCACCCGGATGTCAATCTTGTTCTCGACTCCAAAAAAGAAAATGCGGACGACACACTGCGTTTAAAAACTTTGTCCATCGGATTAACCGTTCCTCAGAAATTTTATGATTTGGCTAAAGAAAATAAAGATTTCTATGGATTTAGCCCATATGATATTAAAAAATATTACAATATGGCATTCACTGAAGTTGACTTTGATATTTTCTATGATATCTTCATGGAAGATAATCGTATTCGCAAAGTCAAAATCATGGATGCGCGCGCATTTTTGAACAAAATTGCTCAAATTCAGCTTGAATCTGGATACCCCTATATATTCAATATAACAAATGCAAACAAACAACACGCTTTGAAAAATGAAGGGCGTATCATAATGAGCAATTTGTGTACAGAAATTATGCAAGTGCAGGAAATCTCGAAAATTACTTCTTATTTTGAAGAGGATGAAATCAAAAGAGATATTTCCTGCAACCTTGGTTCTCTTAATATAACCAATGTTATGGAAAGTAAAGATATTAAAGAAAGTGTTCATACGGCAATGGATATGGTTACAGCTGTATCCGATTTCACAAACATTAATACTGTTCCTGGTGTGGCTTTAGCCAATAAACAAATGCATTCAGTTGGCGTCGGCGCCATGGACTTGAATGGTTATCTGGCTAAAAATAAAATCGCCTATGAATCATTTGAGGCTCGCGATTTTGCAAGGACCTTCTTCATGATGCTGAACTTTTATTCGATTGAAAGATCTTGTGAAATTGCAAAAGAACGCGGAGAAGTATTTAAAGGATTCTATGGTTCGGATTATCATACAGGTGTATATTTTGATAAATATCTCAGGAACGATTACAGACCAAAATCTGATAAGGTTAAGAAATTATTTGAAGGAATTTATATTCCTGGTCCTGAGGATTGGGCCAACTTGAAAGAACAGGTTCAAACCCATGGTCTGTATCATGCATACAGATTGGCTATCGCCCCGACTCAAAGCATTAGTTATGTACAAAATGCTACGAGCTCGGTAATGCCAATCGTTGATATTGTGGAGATTCGTTCTTATAAGAAGGGTAAAATTTACTACCCCGCTCCACACTATTCTAAAGAAAATATGTGGTATTATAAATCCGCTTATAATATGAATATGAAGAAAGTTATTGATATGATTGCAGTAATTCAAGAGCATATAGACCAAGGCATCAGCTGCACCCTTTTTGTCAACTCTGACATCTCGACAGCTGATCTTGCAAGTTATTACATCTATGCTAATAATAAAGGATTGAAGTCTCTGTATTATACCAGGACTAATAGACAAAATCATAACAATAAAACTACAAACCGAATGAAAAAATTGTCTAAACCTCCTGTTGGAGATAATGACGTTGAATGTGTTGCATGTTCGGTGTGATAAAGAGAGGAGAACGGGGACAAATGAACAAAAAGAAGGAAACTAGTTATGATTTGATCAAAAAAATGGTGCAGGATAATGGGCTCATTATGTACCAAGAGGATGAACCATTCCGTGCTGTCAACTGGAATGAGCCGGATGATGAATATACTAAAGATTTTATCGATACTGCAATTTCTGCATTTTGGCACGACCAACGTCTTATTTTCAGTGATGATTTATCCGATTGGAGGAATTTGACAGATGATCAAAGAGAAACGTATAAGAAAGTTTTTGCAGGGCTTACGCTTCTTGACACAAAACAGTCATCGGTGGGAATGACAACCGTTTCCCAAATATGTGGAAACGAGCAACGGAGGATGGCTTTTAATAACTTCGCATTCATGGAAAGCATTCATGCCAAAATGTATAGCTCCGTCTTTACCACTCTTCTTTCCAGAGAGGAAATTAAAGAACTTTTTGAATGGGTCCAACAAAACCCATATCTTCAGAAAAAAGTTTCTATCGTCGAAGGGTATTACAGACATGCGCTTAAACAATATGTAGAAAACAACTTCCAATTCGATCCCATTTCTGTATACCTTTGCATGGCTTGCTCTGTTCTTCTTGAAAGTTTCCTGTTCTATTCCGGTTTCTTCTATCCTTTATACCTCGGCGGTCAAGGAAAAATGAGAGCAAGCGCTGAAGGTATTGGTTTGATCTGTAGAGATGAGGCCATTCATGGTCTCTATACTGGCACTGTTGCTCAGGAAATTTTTGATATGATTCCTGAAGATCAACAAAAAACTGTTTACAGTCACTTTAATAGAATCTTTAACGTTCTTCTTGAAAATGAAATTGAATATACAAAATCCCTTTACAGTAAAATCGGCCTCGTGGATGAAGTTATTACATTCATGCAATATAATGCCAATCTTGCATTCACAAATCTTGGTCTTGATGAACCATTCCCAGAGGTAGTTGATAGTAAAATCAACCCTATTGTTCTTAACGGACTAAGTCAGAATACAGTTAATCAAGACTTCTTCTCTTCCGGTGCTGGTATTGGTAATGGTTATTCCATCGCCACCAATATCCAGCCTTTGGAAGATAAACATTTCGAATTTGAACCGATTGATGAATTTGCCTAAACTTATGCCCAGCTCTTAACGGGGCTGGGCATCAATTTTTTTTTCAAATTAAAGGAGATGAATAATAATGAAGAAAAAACTAAAGCGGGTTCAAGAACAAACTGAATTCCCTATAGAAATGCAGAAACTTGGAAGACTGATGCATATAGTCGCCTCAATTAGAAGGGGAAAAATGAAATTTGTTACTGAACAAATAGATGGACCTATCCATGCTGTAGATGTTAAAGGTAATGAATTTTACCTCCATAATATAAATAAATTATCCGACCCAAATAAAAAACTTAGTAATTTTGTGAGAGAAACTGCATTGTTTGATATAAATACTGGAGAATTTCGTCCTAGCTATGCAAAATTTCTTGATATGACAACCCCTATAGTTTTTCGTGTCATAGATGGAGCACCGGATACTGAATTGCTTATCAAGACTGAACAAGGATTTATATTTGTAGACAAAAAATAATTAAAAACTATGAATTTAACCATTCATTAATAAATAATAGGAGAGATGATAATGGGGCAAAATGAGGTAAAAATTGAAGTTGACAAAGACAGTATTTCCCACGATGAAAATCTTAAATTGTTGGCAATAACGGAAGATCCGAATCCAAACAAAGTATTTTTCTTCGTAAAAAAATTGAATCCAGATATTGAAAAAATCGTATATAACAGAAACGGAGATTCAGGATTCGACCTTCGGGCAACAGAGACTGTAATTATTCAACCTGGTGAGACAGTTTCTATCCCCGTTGGTCTTTCTTTTGAACTCCCTTCTGGTGTCGAGATTCAAGTACGGCCAAGATCGGGACTCTCTCTTAAAACAAAACTTAGGGTAGTTTTAGGTACAGTCGATTCGAATTATCGTGGAGAAGTTAAAGTCATTATGGATAATATTAACTATCCTCAACATGAAATTATCAATGGTAATTTTACTACAAAATATACTAAGATGGTTATGAATTTGAAAAATGAATATGAAGTTATTGAACACTCCGTACCTGTAGGGAGTTATATTATTCATAAAGGAGAACGAATTGCACAGGCTGTTCTCGTCCCTGTATATAGGGGAATTGCAATCTATAAAACTGAATTGTCAGGCACGGAACGCGGGATTAAAGGATTTGGATCGTCCGGCGTGTAAACAAAATTATTTCACGAACCTCTAGATAATAGAGGTTCGTGATTTATTTTTTTGCAAAGGAAGTGAAAAAATGTTAAGATCTGTTGCAGAATTGGATCAATATAAGTATATAATAAATGACATAGTTATATCGAAAAAAGGATCTAATGATCAATATACCATTAATTCCAATTTCATAAAGAGTGTTATTATAATGAATAACTATGATGAAAATATAATGCCTATTATACAGGTAATAGCATCCGTTACTAAAAACGTATATAAATTACTCACATCTGATGAGGGTAAACTTAAAGCGAAAATCACTATATATAAGACTATTGTGAATTCTGAAATAAGGGCGAGAGAACTTGTTTTTAATAAAACATTCGAAATTCGAAATGAATATGACTTCCAGCCAGAAGAGTATAGAACTCTTATTAATGAAAAAATTAATGAGGATAGTATTGATGAACAGAATCCTAACGCTCTTGTAGATGCATCTTTCTATCTTCTTGATATTGAAAATATAAATAAGTATCGAAAACTTGGTTCTTTATCTGTTGAAACAAATTTGACAAATGCTATTGCTGCCGCATTTGCATACAGAGGATTTAATCACGTTCTTATGAATAGAATTCCTGCTGAGTATTCAGGAACGATAATCGCGCCAACAGGTAATCTTCTTGCAACATTACATCATTTTAACAAATTCTATGGAATTTTTGACACCACGTTTATATTCTTTATGGATATAAATAAAAACTATCTTCTTGATAAGATCAATTTGGGCAAAGCAGTTGATGTTGATTCTCCTTCAAGAGTGTCATTATTCCTGGAGGAAGATGGATCCCCCGAACAATCTCAAGTAGGATGCCTCAAAGAAAACGAAGCTTATATTGTAAATATGCCAGAACCTCCAAAAATTATAAAATTGGATAATTATTCAGAATTGATTGATGGATCGTCGGTTATTGCTGTAGATTCGTCACAAAAGGTTATAAACGTAGATAGCGGCGAAGGAACACTGAAAAAATCGGTGTTTGTACAGAATGAAAAAATTACTAAACAATTAAGACATATGTCTAAAGAAATGAAAACCGCAGTTTCAGTCAATTTATTAGACATTGATTATGATATGATTGCCCCAAATCTTCTTTATAAGATTACAGCGCATAAAACCTATGAGGCTATAAATCCGATCAATGGTGAATACAGATTGTCTAGAGCTGTTATAAACTTTTTAAAAGCAACCGACAGTGATTTCACACTTAGTGCGAATCTTGTTCTAAAAAAGATAGCGAAATGATTAAACAGCTTATTAAGAACTAAATAACGGAAGGATGATAACTATGGCAATTACTCCGCTTAATTTAACTTCTGTATTTTCATATGCAGAAGAGGCGTCCGGTAAAGACCTTACCAAGATTATAATGGCGTACAGCCTTGGGAAAAATGGTACTATTATTCTTGATTATGATATGGTAGCTGATGTAATGTCTGAGATAACCAGTAGAACTTCTCCATTTGCATCGAAATATGTAGTTGATAAACTTGTTAAAAATGGAAGTATTGAAATCGTATATAATGATCAACTTCGACTGACTACAGCTATTCCATTCTTCAGAAAAATTGTCAATGGGAAGCCAATTCTTGTCGTGAATGCCAGCAATTACGGAAAAATTATCAAGGACAACACCCTGCGGGTTTCTCCAAATATTCTTTATGCTTCCCTTCTTTCTGCAGCATATTTCTCTATTATTGATCAAACTATCATTTCTTTGGCAAGAGATCTTGCACCAATTTATGCAAAACTCTTTTCAAATATAGTTTCTTCTTTAGGTTATATGGATAACATCAAAAAAGAAAAATTCAATTTCCTTGCCACTAACTTTTTCTATTACAGCATATATGGTGAAACTAATCGGTTCACCAATCCAATGTATAACCACATCAAGTATAACAGTGAAGATGTTATCAAAGCTCTTGATGCAAAAATTCCTATGTATACGGAAGATTCTGGGTATAAGGATCTGAAAACATTTATTGATCATTTATCCAGAGTGTTCCCTGAAATGAAGAAACTCAATTACAAAAACTTTATTGACCGGTGGGTAACTTCCTACGGATCGTCCACTCTATTTGCTTGTGAATTTATTCCATACTTTATATATATGCTGATAAGTGCCGCGGTAATGTCTACAACTGTGAACCTGAACAAAATTTCTATAGAAGTCGGAGATCAATTAATGACTGTCTATAGGAAAATAGAACAAAAGGTTTCTGATCATTACTCGAAAGTTTAACAAAAAAAATAACCGGAAGGAGAATTAACTCCTTCCGGTTGCTACGTAATTTTCATATGCTTGAATATTCTGAAATACGGAAATATCAATTGAAAATTTATCATTAAATTTGATTATATCAGATATTGTGTCATATGATACCATGTCTGCTTTTATACTTATCACATAGATATTATTATCGTAATTTGCAATAAAATTTTTAGAAGAAGAGGTTATCTCCAAATAAAAATTGTTTTGTATAAAAGTTTGAAGCTTTGCTGCTACCTGATCCCAATGTTGGGCGGACTGTGGGTCTTGGTTTGTCGTTTGTTCGACGATGTATTTATACGTGAAACCAGAAATGATCCCTTGTTTCTCGTAAATAATTGCAATTGAATTACCGAAAATATCAAAAATTTCATACACTCCATCATTTACATGGTGATCAATTCTTCCGAAATTAAATCCGGATAAATCTCTGTAATTGAGATTTTGACCGACCAGGGATTTAAGTGTATGAAAATCAAGGTCATCATCTGGGATTATTTTTTCCGGACTTACCGATGGATAAATTCGAACAATTTGTTCACCTGTGTTAAGAACTTGAATAAATGGTAAATCATAATTTTCGTTATCTTTCTTAAAGTCTAATAGATCATATTTGATAAATAGTATACAAATTATGAATACAATAGATAATAAAATGTATCCAAGATAATATCTGAAGGGAATTTTTTGATTTTCCATCTTCCTAAACGACCTCCCCCTTAAAAAAATAAATAGTCATACTATAATACCAAAATTAATTAATTAATAGTTCCTGTGATATTAATTCACAATACTCCATTAATTAATTAATTTCAATATATAGTATTTTATGTATAAAAAGGGAAATTTAAAATTTTATGAAATTGGCTAATCTGTCATTTTCTTCCATTTAAAGCATCATAAAGATAACTTTAAATGGAAGGCTTTCTTCCTCTCTTTTTATATCTCTTTTTCTCCTGCCATTTGCTCTTCTCATATTTGGGAAGAGCCTCTCTTTTTCTTTTTTCCTCTTCCCTGAGCTTATTTATGATATTCTGATCGGTAAGAATATGATTTTCTTTAAGAACAATTCTACTTCTTCTACGAATAAGCTCATTAAAATATTCTTTTTTGTCGATTTTAGGTTCTTTGCAATAGATTATTTGTCTACTATCAAGATAATTATATTGATCCAATAATTTCATTTTCTCTTCTATTAAAGAATCTATTTCCAACTTCAGTCTTTCTCTTTCAGAAAGTTTTTGGAATGTTTCTTTATCATGCAATTCTATAGAACGAGTTTTTCTTATATTGTGCGATTCGCAATTCGGACATCTTTTAAGTTGATACATTTTATAAAAATTCTTTATAGATATTTGACATTTGCAATAATCACATTTATAAAATGGATGGCTTCTCGTATTTCTTTTATTGCCAGATCTAAAGAATTTTATAAAATCTTCATCAGATTTATAAAAATTTGTAATCAATTTTCCATCGTAGTTATCCTCTTCTACACAAGTGTGACAGAAAACATTGATACCACTATCATTATCCATCAATTCGCAGCGAATGTGATGATGAATATGATTTTTCCAATTAGCTCTATCATCAATTTTTATTTTTTGCTCAAAAAGTTTTGGAAACAGATCTTTTGGTAAATGCTCAAGCTTTATCTCTCCATTTTTATATCTTTCAATATAACTTTTCTTCAATCTAAGATTTATTTTTTCTTGAATCCTGCGATTTCTTTCTCTAGCAGTTTTACTTTCCTTATAAGTGATACCTTTTTGCTCTAGTAACTTGAATCTCTTGACAAGTCGTTTAGTGTCCCGCTCGACTTTCTCGTCAAGAGTTAAAGGTTTTTTCTTGGTGCCTCGACTACGAAGTTTCTTAAGTTCGGAATAAGTTGCAGGATAGTCTAAGATGTGCATAATTTATCTCCCCTTTCAAGATAAATTATACCCTTCTTATATGGGTACATTATAATAATATATAATTGGATGGAGACTTTCCTGCCACTTACCGCAATGTAATAAATATTTATACAAATAATTTATATTTTATGTAGTCTAAAATGATCTCAAAAACACAAAAATAATTAGCTATAAGATTATATTAAAAGGAGGTTAAAATATATAAATGAAAAATTATGATAATATTTATAAGCAAATATATGAAAAAACTCTGGAAAGAAAAAATCAGCTTAGCAAAATTGACAATATTAAAACAATTGTATTTCCAGAAGGTGCAATTGAAACCAATGAATACTTGAATTTCCCAAAAAGTAAAAAGGATTTACTTTTTGAGAGTACAGCGGTTCATCTTTACGAAGATATATTGAACGATAAATATCTTATTGATAGAGTATCTATAAACCCAAATACTATTTACCCTCTTGCCGAGTTTATTAACCGGACAAAGGTTGGTATTCTTTTACATGATCAAACCGGTTTAATAGATCCTAATGCTGTAACTGTTTATGTTACGGGTACAAGCAGAATTGTATTTATAATTAGAAAAACTAATATAGACTATTTGGCTGTATCCTATGTGAAAGGCATTTATTACTATAGAAGATACAATAATAATATCGATGTAAGCATTCCTAACAGGCATAAAAACTCTTTCATACTCTGGTCCAAAAGGCCCGATTCTGATACTGCTGTAGTTGATTGGGTAGATCCTATAGAAGATGGAGATCAAATTAAAATACCTATAAGAGCTCAGGGAAAATATTCCGTTCTATTAATAGCTCATGATATTAATTTTTATAGTATAACTCCTTCTTCTAATGAAAAATTTTCATATATATCTTTCCCCGAAGAAATAGGTTATACGGACCTTGATAATATTTTCATCTGGAAAAACTTTCAACCTGGTTTTATTCATCCAACTGAATTTACCCCTCTCTATGATGGATTCATAGTAGATAGTGGATCGCCTAGAAATTATTTAAAACTTGATGGATCTACCGGTCATGTTCGATTCGGGGAATTCCCTGACTATGATGAAATTTCTGTAAGAGTTATAGTAAAGATAAATAAAATTAGAAATAATAATCGTATTATTGAAAAAGGGAATAGTAACAATGGCTGGACTATGAAATTAACTGTAGAGAATGAAATAGCATTTCAATTTAAAAAGGTTTCTGACACAGTATGCGTTTCATCGAAGGGTTTGAAGGAAGGAATTTGGTACGATATAGTTGCTACAGGAAAAAGCGGAGCTTCTCAAAATCTTTATATAAATACTATTCCACAAACCGGTATATATACTAATCAACCTAATCTTAGCAGTACCTCTTCTTTATATCTTGGAAGAAGAATTGTTAATAGTTCTTCTGGATACGGCGATATTGAAGTTGCCCTCGTTGAAATATATAACAAGGTCTTAAATAGATCTGAAATAATTGACCTTCATAAAAATATCCCTGTGACCGATGGCCTTATTCATCGTTGGACGTTTGATGAAGGGGATGGGACGACAATATATGACAGCGTTGGTACAACTAATGGCACTATATATGGTACAACTTTTTGGAAACAGGGATTTGTAGATCCTGTTCCCAGGCTGGTAATGTTTGCAAAAAGACAGAATTTCGGTGACAAATATACAGATCTCCGGCATAAATATAATGAATACAAAGACTATATGTCTGAATATCTTTCGGATACTCTTCCTGAATTTATTAAAGAATTCGAACCATATGAACCAAATGTTAATGATGACACAAATATCAATGATTTTCAAAATAAAATGGTTGAAGCATCTAAAGATTTCCCGAATTTTGTGAAGGAATACTTGGAAAAACAGGCAACAATTAACTTCAAGGAATATGAAATTAATAACATTAATCCATTATTTATTAGATCTAGCAAAGCCACAAGTGTGGACGGAAAGTATACAGAGATTGAGAATAACATTCCTCGGTATATTGATAGTGATGATATTACTAAAAAAGGTATAATTATAGAAGAATCTGTAACTAATCTTATCCCTGATCCATTATTTGAAAATAGTGTATTGATGACTGAGACAGACCAGCTCAATCCTGATAACTGGTCAATATCAGAATATGATAAATTGATCGAATATTCTGTGTCTGTTGACAAGAATATTCTTAGATATACAGCAGTTAATAATGATGGGTCTATAAAACTAAACACACCATCTTTTATTATAAATAAATCGTCACCCATATCTGTACAATTTAAAATAAAGTATATTCACAATATCGGAGTCCATGAATTATGGGCATATGGAAATGCTGTTGGTGCTAATGCAATAAGCTTAGAATCTTATTTATATGAAACACGTTTGGAAGATGATGGATTTACCTATAAAGAATATAGGATTCCTGGTGATACTTTTATTGGTTCGGGAAATACTTTAGCTTTTACCCTTTTTGGAGGCTCAAACTATCTTGATAGGAAAGATTTTTATATAAAAGAATTTCAAGTCACCGATAAAGCATATGGGGGTCTCAGCTTCACATCTGTGGCGAAAGACAGGGAACTTATAAAGGTTCCCTCTAAACAGGTGCTCAATCCAACTGAAGGAACCTTTGAAATTTTGTTTACGCCAAAGGTATTCGTTTCAAATGCAAGGATTATCCAAACTAATGTTTCAGCAGAAAACTCTAGATTCATAATCTATATAAGACCAAATGGGTCGATACTGTTTGCGATTGCAGGAATGGATAGTAACGATAAGACTATTTTATCTGCCAATAATGTTATAGCACCTGGTCAACCTTGTTATGTGGCAATGGCTTGGCAAAATAAAACTGTATACGCTTATATCAATGGAACCCTTATAGGATCTAAAAATATTAATTCTGATGCTATAATCGGGGATTTCTTCTATATTTGTGCTAATAATGATGGTTATCAGATAAATAACTGTATTATTCATGATGCTAGAGTCTCTAATAAAAGAAGAACTTCAACTGAAATAGCTAATAATAATATGAAAGAATTCAAAGTAGATGAAAATACCACGTTTAAATTGAACTTTGACACTTATTTCAATCAGTTTAAACTTCCTAATGATCTCTTACATCCTGTAAAACTTGAAACTAATCACGATCTGAGAAAGTGCTTGTTGTTCCATAATGGACTAAATATTTCTCCCGCAAAATCTATATACAACATTACCACTAAAAAATGGACTTCATGGTTTAGAGCAAATGATATTACTGGAGATAAAATTGTTGAAGTTGATACTGGAGAATCTTATGAGCCTTACTGGGAAGTCAAGAGGATTGAATCTGACTATGTGTCATTGGGTCCATCCACGCGCATCCAAGATAACGAGGAGTTTGATGTGATGGAATATATTCCTCCCAATACACACCATCCCGGTAAACTTGAAAAAATCGAACCTTATGAGTATAATTTCTCCATAAATGAGAATAATATAAATATCACTTTCAACAATGACACCTTATCATTGGTGAATACACATACTCTTACCGGAACCGGAAAAAGTATAGCCTTTATTCCAAATAGTAAACTTATAGCAATAGCCGCAAATGGGAGTACACCTTTAAGAATCGTTAGAGTTGAGGACGATAATACTATTTCTGACGTTATGAATTATTACCTCGGTGGAAACGGAGGAGCCGTTGCAGCATCTCCTGATGGAAATTATATAGCTATAGGATTTAATGCCGCTCCGAGATTTATGTTGATAAAAAGAACTGAAAATAGTTTTATTATGACAAGTACGTATAATCTCCCTGGGCTTCCTACTGATATATCATTTTCTCCAGACGGTAAATATATTGCCGTTGCTCATGCCGGTGCCCCGTATTTTACTCTATTAAAGAGAGACGGCGATTCCGTCAGTCTTGCAAGTACCTACCAACTGACTGGGGGAGGACGTAGCTTTAAATTCTTTGGTAATGGAAATTACCTGATTGCAGCAAGCTACAACTCTCCAAAGGTTGCTCTTTTCAAAAGAGAAGGAGATAATCTTGTATTACTTGATACTTACGACACTAATGGAGCTGCTAATCATATCTCAGTATGTATAGATAATGAATATGTAGCAGTCGGACATCAATCTTCTCCATTCCTTAGTTTGCTAAAAAGAGTTGGAAATAAACTTCAGCTGGTTAGCACATATACATTTTCAGGTCAAGTTATTATGCCACAATTTTCACCCGGAGGACACTATGTAGCTGTGGCCCATTCTGGATCTCCAAGACTTACATTATTAAAGAAAACAGGTGACACTCTGACATTCGCTAATAGCTACGCTGTAACTACATCTGGTGATGCCCATGCAGTAGCATTCTCACCTGATGGAAACTATTTGGCTGTGGGGCATGACGGGCTTCCTTATTTTACATTGCTCAAAAGAAATTGGCGTTCAATGACATACCAGTTACCGAATACTGGCTATGGTGTCGACTTCTCTCCGGATGGTAAATATATAGCCGTCGGAAACTATCGTTCGCCACAATTTAACTTATTGAAGAATGAAGGAAATTCTGTAACTCTTGCAAGCACTTATACATTGCCAAATACAGCCACTGAAGTTTCGTTCTCTCCTGATGGGAATTATATCGCTATTTCTCATGAAGGAAGTCCATTTTTTACATTACTGAAACGTAATGGGGATACAGTCTCTCTCGCTAGTACGTACACCCTCCCAAGTATTGGTATGGGTGTGGCATTCTCCCCTGATGGAAATTATATAGCTGTGGGGCATGTTTCCAGTCCCAGATTTACGCTTCTCAAAAGAAATGGTGATAGTTTAAGTCTGGCTTCATCATATAGTATCGCCGGCACTGGACGTGGTGTAGAGTATTCTCCTGATGGTAAATATATTGTAATTGCAGTGGAAGCTGCGGAAGTTGTGGTATTGAAGCAGGAAGGCGATTCCGTTAGTTTTGTAGACAGCCATGAAATTGTTGGTACTGCAAATTATGCATCATTTTCACCTGATGGAAAATATATAGCAGTCTCAGGCTCTTCATATCCTAGGGTAATTATTTTGAAATTTGAAAATGAAACTTTGACACGTGTGACTGAATATGAAACTAATAGCAATACCTATTGTGCAAAATTTTCACCTGATGGCGAATATCTGGCTGTAGCATTTGCAAACTCCCCACGTTTCTCGTTGTTGAGATTCCATGAGGAAACGCTTACTCTTGTTGACCATTATCACCTCCCAAGCATAGGTTTCTTTACAACATTCTCTCCTGACGGTAAATATATTGCCGTTGCTCATGCCGGTGCTCCGTATTTTACACTATTGAAATTTAATGCATTCAAAATCAATAATTACGCTGTAGTATGTGAAAAGAGATATAATTATATACATGGAGAAGCTTACAGCGAAGATGGGCTAATTCAAAAACTCCCAACGTGGGTAAGCTTCGTACCTAAAGAAAATATTATTGTCTTCTTGAACGGACGACTTCTTGAGCACGACAGGTACTATCTTTTCGATCCGTACCGGTACAGCGTAATGAAGGGCGACACCGCTATAGCAACAGACCTTGACACTAATACCATCGATGGCGAAACCTTCAACGCATATGTCACCACGGAATTGGAACTTGTAGAATACAATGTGGAACTTCAGGATGGTCAACAGATTGTGACTCTTAACAACAAGGATTTCCCATTCTCGAAAAAATACAATCTTGTATTTGTAGATGGGCGTCTGATCCATCCTGATGAAATCAAAGAAATTGATAATTACAGATTTTCTATGAACACCAACTCTATAAATAACATGTGTATATTCAGAAAAAGAATAGATTTCTCTGAGAAGCAAAAATTCTCCGGAGTTGAAGATAAATGGACTGAGTATCTTAAAACTCTCACACAGCAACAGCTTGTTGATTTGATTGGCCCTCTCAATACAGTTCACTCTGGTGAAGTTAATACCAGGGAAGTTTATCTTGCAGAACGTCATCTGTTTGAAATTCTGTATCACTATTGTATGAAGGGTAGAGAGTCCTTCACTGATAATGATAAAGTAATGATACCTTTAGAACTTCCTGGGGTATTGCTTGAGGATGGGCGTGTACCTATCTCTACTATGAGATCTGGTCCATACCCGAGATATCCGCTCTGAGGAAACATTTTATTAAATACGGAGAAGATCTGTATTGCAGATCTTCTCCATTAATTTCAATTATAAGGACGGTGAAATCTCAATGGTAGACATAAAGAAAATACATTTTGCTAACTTCTTCAACGTTTTCGAAAACACTGATGATATGCAAAATGGGGAAGTTGCGTTTGATAGCGATCTCCGTCTCGTTTATAAAGATGAAAGCGGTGTCGTACACCCCATTTTGAGTGTAAAAGACTATGCCAATATTTATAATCCTGAAGGAATTGAGCTTACTCAAACTGTCAAAAGTGCGACTGTTGGCGTGGGGCAAGAAGGAGATTACTCTGATAGAGTAACTAAATCGATGCCTCTTTCCAGCGTCGTAAAAGCTACTGGTATTCATGAACGGGTAATGCTTGTTCAATACGATAAAAATAATAATTTTAAAGACGTAGTTGTGTTCCCTGAATACTTTGCTAAATTAGGAAATTATGCCGATGAAATTGATATCAATAAAGGCGTGATGACCGAATATATAAAGAAAAATAAAATTACTCAATATGTGGATAAAGAAACTCTTTCAAATAATAATGTATTCAAAATATGTCCTGTTGAAAATACTGAGGTATGGAATAGTCTTGGATATCCAATGACGACCGAATCTAATAGAAATAGCACTTCTTACAGAGATCATATTTATATCGGAAGCGATAATTACCTTTATGTGATTAAAAATAAAACTGTTGATGATCTTCAATACCCATTCTGGGTTCTGAATAGGCGCACCATTCCTGTTAGAATCAAAATTGATACTTCTATTATGCTTTTAGAAAAAGAGGATAAATTTGTTTTTGATGTTTATAGAAGAGTGTCTGATAATATTGTCGGTAACAGTTATAAATTTATTCGTGATGAAGAGACTGCTCAAATAGTTGAAATTGTTTCTGCAGTAAAAACTACGTCGTATGGACGTGTAGAAGTTCAATTAACTATATCTGCCGATAAAAAGAGTGTTATTGGAATAGATAGTGGAGCTTATTATAACATCGTAGTTGCAACTAATGAAACTCTAGTAATCCCTGAATTAAAATATAAAATTCTCGACATTCAAGAAGGATTTTTTGGATATTTATATTCAATTCTTAAAGATATTAACGATAACGAACAGCAAGTAGACATTGACACTGATTCCTTGGCAGAAACTGTTAAACTTTCTCTGTTATCTTATCTTGACGAAAAACTTAATTCAAAAGCTAATTTAGAATCTCCTGAATTTACAGGGGAACCAAAAGCACCTACTCCTCCTGTGAACGATAATAGTACAAGAATTGCTACTACTGCATTTGTGTTGGGCCAAGCGGCGACTCAATCACCTTTGATGGATGGTACAGAAGCAGTTGGTACTTCAACAAAATTTGCTCGTGAAGACCATAGACACCCAACGGATACCTCAAGAGCTCCTATTCAATCACCGGCATTTTCTGGTACGCCGACTGCACCTACTCCTCCTGTGAATGATAATAGTACAAGAATTGCTACTACTGCTTTTGTATTGGGGCAAGCCGGGTCTTCTTCGCCTCTCATGGATGGTCAAGCATCTGCTGGTACTTCCGGAAAATATGCAAGAGAAGACCATAGACACCCTACTGATACTTCGAGAGCACCAGTAAATAATCCTGTATTTACTGGCTTAGTAACGACCCCTGATATTGATGTAAAGGGTCATCATATATATAACGTTAGAAACCTCCCTGCAGTTAACATACTTCTGGATTCCGGGAGGTTTATGGGTTACGATTTAGACCCAACTGTCCGTGAATCTTCGAAGTCGTTTACCAATAATACAGATTTCTTCACGGCTGCAAATGGAGGTTCTATATCAAGTGCCGGTAAATTTATAAATAATAATACTGACAACGGTGGAAGTGCCGGTTATTTGACCCAGGATGTTAAAGATCTTGTTGATCGTATGAGCGTTTTGGCCAATAAAAATAAGAGGTACGGTGCCGAATTCCATGTATTAAGCATTACTCAGGGATCTGGTACTACTGAACCGCACCCATCGGTTGCAAATCACTATCTATTATTTAAAAATGATTACAAAATTGTATCTGGAGCTGGACAATATTTCACTTTTAGTTTCTGGATAAAAGTTAAATCTGGGTCTCTGGTAATAAGTAAAAGTTCAAAATTATACATGAACGCTGAAGAGGTCAGCGGAGATTACTTAACATTAACTCCAAGCAATGAATGGACCCATATTCAGACTGTAATTTATACAACGAGAGGTTATGATCATTTAGCACCATATCTCTACGCAACTTCTGGTTCTGTTGTACAACTTGCGTTACCAGTATTAACACTTGGGGGAACTGGTGTGGGGATTCATAGTTCCCCAATCCCGAGGATGCACATGAGGATCAATGCTGCACCTCCGGATTCTCCTAACTTTACAGGAATCCCAACTGCTCCGACTGCACCATCTGGAACTAATACAAATCAAATCGCAACAACTGCCTTTGTTCAAAATGAACTTAGTAACTATTTACCTAGAGACGGATCGTCCCCAATGACGGGGCAATTAATATTGCCTGCATCTACAACTGAAAAAGCCCCTCTTAATATTCCACATGGCGATACTCCATCTTCACCACAAAACGGTGATATTTGGACCACAACATCTGGTCTTGTTGTAAGAATTAATGGTAATACAAGAACTTTAGCACATACTTCCCAATGGAGCTTAATATCTCAATCTGAAGCCGAGGCTGGTACTGCGACCACCTCAAGACTTATAAGTGCTCAAAGAATTAATCAAGCTATTCAAGCTCTTTCTCCTGTAAAATCCGTTGCTGGTAAAACTGGGGACGTATCTTTAACGAAAGCAGATGTTGGACTCGAAAATGTTACCAATGAATCTAAAGCTACGATGTTTACAAGTCCACAGTTTACCGGGATTCCTACGGCCCCTACTGCACAAGCTGATACCAATACAAATCAAATTGCCACTACAGCATTTGTGTTGGGCCAAGCGGCGACTCAATCACCTTTGATGGATGGTACAGCAGCAGTTGGTACTTCAACAAGATTTGCGCGTGAAGACCATAGGCACCCGACTGATACCTCAAGAGCACCAGTAAATAACCCGACCTTTACTGGAAACGTTGTGCTTCCTGCTACCACTACTATAGGAGATGTAACTTCTGATGAAATCGCACACCTTGATGGTGTCACCAACAATATCCAAGAACAACTTGATAGTAAAGCACCAATTAATTCCCCCAATTTCACTGGGAACGTAAGCACTGATGGAGACTTTATAGGCAATAGTATTAAAGTTAGTAAAATCGAATTTGTACATTCCGGGTCTACTAAATTTGTTATTGAGTATAACAACTCCGAGCAGGCTTTGGATTTTGTATCTGTAGATTAAGAAGAAACTCTGGATGGTTCCCAGCCGGACCATCCAGAGTTTTTATATAAAGAACCATATATAAACTTAGCCAATAAATGAGAGAGGTGAATTAAATAGATGGGCACGTTTGCAAGATTGAAAGATGGAAATCTACTTCTTGAAGAAGAAATTGATGAGAGACTCCCAAAAATCACTGAAGGGCTTGTTGCACATTACCCGTTCGATTTTAACCCTCATGGTAGGGATTATAACGGAAAAAGAAATTTGCTTAATACTAATGATTGGAAATATGATACTTATGGAGATCAAGGAAAATTTTCCGCGTTTAAAGATATTAAAACGCCTGCAACTACTTTCTACAGGGATGGTCAATATAGTAGCCCTGAAGGGGTTACATTCTCACCAGATGGTAAATATATAGTAACCACTAATAATAGTGATACAGGGCCGAATATCTGTCTATATAAATTAGAAGACAACCAGATAGAAGTAGTAAACACTTTTAGCGGAATAAAGAACCCATATAGAATTGAATTTACTCCAGATGGTCAATATTTAATAGTAACATGTGCTGATGAGGATTTTTCTATTGTGCTCCTGAAAAGATACGGAGATACTCTTGTTACAGTTGATACACATAAAGTATTGAATAGTGCAGGAAATGATATTTCGATATCGTCAGATAGTAAATATGTTGTAATTACAGCCGAAATCGCTCCACATGTTATATTATTGAAAATAGAGGATGATCACCTGGTTTCTGTCGCAACTTACATTATCGGAAGTAGGACAACAGGCTGCCATTTTTCACCTAATGACGAATATATAGTGATCTCCCACTATGTCTCCTCTGGTAACACTGTTACTATCTTAAAAAGAGATGGGGATGAATTAGTTTTTCATGCATCCACGGACGTGGGAAATACAGCAAGTAGCGCTGTATTCTCCCCAGATGGGCAATATATTGCAGTTACACGTTTCGGTGATCCATGTTTAGTAATTTTATCTTTTAATGGAGAAGAATTAGCTTATGTTACTGACTATAATACTAGTGGAAATGGTGCACAAGCAAGATTTTCGCCAGATGGTAAATATATAGGATTTTTACATGCTGGTTCTCCAAGATTTACTATATTGGAATTTAAGGATGGTGATATACTATCACCACATAATCCTGGTGGTATAAGTGTGACGGCACGTGGAATTAAATTTTCACCGGATGGCCAATATATAGCTGTAGTCCGCCCAATAGGTAGTACCGAATATAGTTTTTATATATATAAATTTACAAGTTCCTATAATAATAATAAGATTGTAAAAGCTACAAACCCATTCAATTATATAGATAATGCATGGGAAATAGATGTAAAAACTGTTACTGAAAAAAATGGAGGATGGGAAGTTTTTAATAAACCTATAGACTCTACCAAAACTTATAGATTTTCTGTATGGTTTAGAAAAGACTTGGTTGGCGATGGAGTATCTTATTTTGGACCACAACCTTTGACCGTTTCCGATCTCAATGATAACGAACCTATAGCCGATCCGTATTTTGTTAATATACTAAATGATACTATTCAGAATATGGATGACAAATGGCTTCTCTTAGTCGCCCATATACATCCATATAATTATTCTGGTGGCAAACACCCAGACACAGGTATTTATGATACAACTGGTACTAAAATTTATTCTGATGTGAATGATTTTAAATGGGTCCAAGATATATCTTATGGCGGAAATAGAGTTTATCTTAAAAATTCCACAACTATTGGAGAAAAAGAATATTTGTATCGCCCAAGAATGGAAGTATTGGATGACACATCTCCAAAACTTATTCATTTACTTAACGATATGGATGATATAGTATTCATCCCTGAAGAATACAATAATGAAAATATTACTTTTACTTTAGACGGAGTTGGAGTTCATGAACCAACTGAAAACTTATTACCATCTCCTCTATTTAATGAAGGAACAGAGCTATTCAATTCTGACCCAAATTGGTCAATAGAGCAAATAGGTGATATTTCATTAAAACTTTCTGATACCTATACATTACCTAATACTGTCTATGGTGTATCATTCTCTCCCGATGGTAAATATATAGCTATAGGACATAATGGATCTCCTTATTTTACTTTACTAAAAAGAAATGGAGATAATGTAGAACTAGCTAGTACTTATACACTACCTGGTGTTGGGCGCCCTGTCTCATTCTCTCCTGATGGTCAATATATAGCTGTAGGACATAATGTTTCTCCTTGTTTTACTTTACTAAAAAGAAATGGAGATAATGTAGAATTAGCTAGTACTTATACATTACCTGGTGTTGGACGCTCTGTCTCATTCTCTCCCGATGGTCAATATATAGCTGTAGGACATAGTGGTTCTCCTTATTTTACTCTATTAAAAAGAAATGGAGATAATGTAGAATTAGCTAGTACTTATACATTACCTGATGTTGGCTATGGTGTATCATTCTCTCCTGATGGTCAATATATAGCTATAGGACATAATGGTTCTCCTTATTTTACTTTACTAAAAAGAAATGGAGATAATGTAGAATTAGCTAGTAATTATACATTACCTAGTACTGGACAATCTGTTTCATTCTATCCCGATGGTCAATATATAGCTGTGGGACATGAAGGGCCTCCTTATTTTACTCTATTAAAAAGAAATGGAGATAATGTAGAATTAGCTAGTACTTATACATTACCTGGTATTGGACGTTCTGTCTCATTCTCTCCCGATGGTCAATATATAGCTGTGGGACATCATTATTCTCCTCGTTTTACTCTATTAAAAAGAAATGGAGATAATGTAAAACTAGCTAGTACTTATACATTACCTAACTATGGCTTTGGTGTATCATTCTCTCCCGATGGTCAATATATAGCTGTAGGACATGAAGGGTCACCATTTTTCACACTGTTGAGATTAAATGGTGGTATCTTCGGTATCAAGGTTAATCATGATATACCTGCAATTCCGTGGGATATATCATTCTCCCCAGATGATAAATATATAGCTGTAGCTCATGAAAATGGAACTAATTTTACCTTACTCCAATTGGACTCAGATCAGGTAAACTTAGCCACAGAGATTCAAATGACTAATAACAAATACGCAGCAGTATTTAGTCCAGATGGTCAATATTTGGTCGTCGCTGGTGCAACTTCAAACGCTTCTTCAGATCCACGACTAAGACTCTATAAAGTTAATGGCTCTACATTAACTTATGTTAGCACATATAGCTTTTCTGCTACTATTCGAGGTGTAAGATTTTCCCCAGATGGAGAATATATAGCCGTTGGGTATAATGAATCTCCATATTTCACACTTTTAAAGAGAACTGGGGATACTTTGAGTATAGCAAGTACGCACACACTTCCCGGTGGAGGAAGAAGATTGTGTTTCTCCCCAGATGGTAAATATATAGCAGTTTCAACCACTGTAGAACCATATCTGATATTGCTTAAAAGAGACGGACCAACTGTTACTATAGTTGCTACTTATACAACTCCAAGTTCAATCAACGATTTGGACTTTTCTCCTGATGGCAAATATATAGCATTAGCTCATGGTGGCTCTCCTTATTTGACCATACTTAAAAGAGATGGAGATAGTCTTAGCGTGGCGTACACCTATACGTTATCATACACAGGTGTAGGTGTAAAATTCTCACCTGATGGTAATTTTGTTGGTGTAGGATGTTGGAACTCCCCATATTTCTATTTGTTTAAAAGAAATAGAGAGGTATTGACCAGAATTGATAGCTTCCCAGTTGATAATCCAGTTAGAACTATAGCATTCTCAAATAATGGAGAATATATAGCTTTAGGAGTAACAGGATCAAACACTCCTCATTTTGTAGCACTGAAAAATAGATACGGTGTAAGATCTAAATCTAAAAGAATTATGAGATTTAATTATAATGATGAATCATATTCACAATCTTTGGTAATTAAAGACAATAAATATTATAATGACTACGAAAAAATAATATCGAATATAATTTCTGAAGGATTTAATATTAACGATTACGTTACTTTTTCTGCATATGTGAAGACAAATGTTTCCAATAAAGTGAAGCTGGCTATGGTATTTTTAGATAGTGAAGGAAATGAACTTTCTTCACATGAATCTGAATTAATAGAAACCACAAATAAATTTGAAAGATTATATGTAACTGCCCAAGTTCCAGAAAATACTCAATATATAAAACTCATGGCAAAAGGAATTGAATATTATGGCGAATATATGGAAGTCTATCTACCACAATTTGAAACCAAACCATTTATGACTTCTATGACACCTGGGACTAGAGGTAATCCTAAATTTAAGGTCCCTGCTAAAATAAAACCGCCATTTACTATCCATATAGATTTTACTCCATCTGCTCCTAATGATATTGAAAAATATATAGTGATACTCAGTGCAGATAGTTTGGCGAATAAACTTTTATTTTGGAAAAATGCTGAATCTGATCAATATCGTATAAGAATAAGTGGAAGCAATACAAATGATTTTATACTCCCTAAGTCTGTAAGCCAAGGTAGTAGAAGTAAGGTTGCAATTATTGTGGGAGAAGAACAATCGAAAGTTTATGTAAATGGACAGCTGATTTCCACTAAAAATATACCATTGACGTTTGACTGGATAGAATATCTGGATTTGGCAGGTTATGATAACTATTTAGCAGTTCCTAATAGTGAAATTCATTCCTTGTCAATTTATGATAAAGAATTAAGTGAAAAAGAAGTTATAGATCTTTCAGGAACATCTGAAAGCATTAAAATAGAGAAAAATAGTAATCTGAACGCGACTATTTCTGAAAGACCATTGTATATTCCTGAAGATGCATATTATTGGCCTCTCTCAGATAATACACTTGATGAAACTCTGATGTTTGACGCCGTAAATAAAGAAAATCTCAAATTTAGAGATGGGTATGCTTGGGTGTCCATAGCTGCTACTAAAAACTTTACACTTTATGAAGATACGGATGACTTTCCTGAGAAATTTGGAAGTAAATTTGAAACTGTTGTTTTTGAAGAAGATACAGTTATTTATCGTTATAATTTCAAAGGGGAGTATATTAGTTATAGAGGACATAATTACTTTATGCCACAAAATAGTTCATATTATTTTGCTGTAGATGTATATGTATCTCCTGAATATAATGGAACTAATGACATATTCGTTAAATTTCAAGCCTCTGGCGGGGTTGGAGTAAATTTAAGATACGATTTGAACAAAAAAGGAACTTGGCAAAGATTATATCTTCATATACCTCCAGTTACTAGTAGCGATGGTATTACTTCAAGAATATTATTATCTCCATGTGATTCGGATAGTACAGCCACAAAAGGATACATTTTATTTAAAAATCCAATAATGACAGATACTTATTACGAAATTCCGTTTAGTAAAGACACTTTAAAAATGTCTTCTCTTGAATTTAATCTTTATGAAGAAATAGGTTTAAGATGGGACTCTGAATGGACGATAATGTACTGGAAAATCCCTATTGGCACACAACATAAAAACTTGACCGGTTACAATATAGAATCTTTGGGTTCCAACGGTAACTCTGTTGGTGGTGGCTATATTTGGTGGGGTAAAACTTCTTCAAAAAATGCCGTTGCCTTTAGCCCAGTAAGTGGTGACGATAGAAATTTCAACATCGATGATTATTTCAACAAACCACATTTTGTAGCTTTAGTTAGAACCACAAGTGGTATAAAATGTAAATTATTGGGTATAGGAGATACTTCATATGAATTTATATCTGGCATGAATGTGCCTTCCCCCAACTATTTTGTTTGCCAGCACGGTTATGACCTTAAACTTGGTGGATATGGCGTTACATCCGGAACTGGAAGAATTACTTGTAGTTCAATGTATAGAAATTTAATAGCTGTAAAACGAGCCTTGAATGATAATGAAATTGATAGAATTTATAAATCTCAAATGTCTATCAAGTCAGGAAAAATTTATATTCCTGGAACCCTCACTGAAGGGGTTATTTTGTAAAAATTTAATAAGCAAACCAATTATAAATATTGTGCATAGAGGGGATTACTATGATTAAAAGGACTAATTTCCGTTTCACTAAAGAAGATGTAAATACATTAAATATTTGTATTGATACAACTCTTAGACAAACTGGTATCACCTATCTTAAAAATATCAATGATTTAATATGGGAATTCACAAATTGTCTGATATTATTTGAAGATCCTGATCAAATTATTGCACTATCTGACAACTCTGTTCAAACTATAAAAATAATTACTGATATAGAACTTAGAACCAACGGAAATAAAAATTGCATAACTATTTCTGATCTGCTAAGAGCGATAGAGTCTCCTGTAGAGTTACCTAATTCTGAATTAAATGAAAAAGAAAATTCTTCAAATAGTGAACAACAATCTTCAGAAAATTCCGAACAAAATCCGCAGCAAAATGGCTCCAATAACAAAGCAAAATAATAAAATTGGGAAGAGAGTAAATTCTCTTCCCAATTTATTTTCGCTCATTAAGGTTTCTAAAACATCTGAATAATATAATTGAAGAAATTTATGATTAAAGGAGGTTAATATAATGGCGGATTTACATGGGGGTTCCACATTGGCAGGATACCCCATTGTTAGAAAAATGGGAACCGATAACCGTATACCTAGGTTTAAAGGCAATTTTCTCGTCAATAGCTCGATGAGTGATGATGGTGAAACTGTAACTGTAAATAATATAAAAATAGAAGGTGCCGCAGAATTTAGTGGCGGTGCACAATTTGATAATATAAATATCGGAAATAATAATCAGATCTCAAATAAAAAATCCATTATTATCGGTGATGATAATTTTAATTATGCGGATTTTTCATTAATAAATGGACGGAGAAATCTCGTAGTTGATGGATTTCCAGCTACAAGAGTCATGTCTCACTATCAAGCAACTCCCAAAGAATTACACGTTTATAGTACAGATTATTTTGAGGTTGGAGATATTGTATATCTGAAAGATAATGATGGCTATGTTGATGAAAATACCATTGCATCCATCAATACAACCGATAAAATTATAATCTTAACAGATGATCCTCCTGCAAATAGAAGTTATTATGCTGTAATAAAGAAAAATAATTTTGACTATCCAATTTATGCCCACGCTGAAGGTGATGGCTCCATAGCAACATCAACTGGATCGCATGCAGAAGGTCTTAGGGCAATGGCTGTAGGGGCATATTCACATGCAGAAGGTATTCAAACTATTGCACATGGATATGGTTCCCATGCGGAAGGATGGGATTCTATAGCTATTGGTGAAGTATCTCATGCTGAAGGGTTGTATACAGTTGCAGTATCTAATGCTGCACATGCTGAGGGACAATATACTCTTGCATTAAGTTCTGAAGCAACTACGAAAATTATATCATATAACGCGGATAATAAAACTATAACAGTTGAAAATCCAAATCCTTTTAATGTGAATGATGAAATATACGTATCAGCAGAGTCAATCCCTATTAAAACTAAAATAGTTAATAAAAATGAAGAAGGAGTATTAACTGTAGAAGCTACTCCGAGCGTTAGTTGGAGATATATTATTAGGGTGGATTCTAATCTCTACCCGACCCATGCCGAAGGCTGGTCTACAGTAGCATCTGGTTTTGCGTCTCATGCTGAGGGCAGAGGCTCGATAGCATCTGGTCATTATTCTCATGCTGAAGGGGGGTATACAGTAGTATCTGGTAATTATTCTCATGCTGAAGGGTATTACACAGAAGCATCTGGTACTGTGTCTCATGCCGAAGGACAGTATACAGTAGCATCTGGTTATGCGTCTCATGCCGAAGGACAGTATACAGTAGCATCTGGTAATTATTCTCATGCTGGTGGGCGGGGGACAGTAGCAGAAGGGAACCACCAGACAGCTATAGGGAGATATAATGTGGCAGATACTTTGAAGCTATTTATTATTGGTAATGGTTCTGATGATAACAACCGGTCAAACGCTTTTGCTGTAAATGCAAATGGAGAACTTGATCTCACTGAGCTAGCTATAAGAAGAATTGATAGAGAGCTGGAATCATATACTATGGTTAGATCTAATAAAGATTCTGAAGGTATATTCACCACAATCGAATGGAAAACGCCTGATAATAAATTGGTTAAAAAATCAGTTCTTAGTGGAGGATCTTCCCCTACTTATACTACTAGAACAGTAACCTATTATGCCGAAAATGGTTCAACGGTAATTTCCACCAAAATTTATTCATTACAATATGATGCTGATGGGAATTTAATAAGCGAAACTATAAGCTGATTTCATTAAAAAAAAAATAACTTATTGACGTTATTTAATGCATGGAACTATTATATAAATAAAGGAATGTACGGTCTAAATAACCGTACATTCTATTTTAAATTCGACATTTAAGAGGTGAAAATACATGAATGAATTACATTTACATGGTTTAGTTGGAAAAGGTGGCGTTTCAGTAAATATTCTAAATAATAAATTTATTGCTACAGATGATAATGTAGAACTAGCTAGTACTTATACATTACCTGGTACTAGCTATGGTGTATCATTCTCTCCCGATGGTAAATATATAGCTATAGGACATAATGGTTCTCCTTATTTTACTTTACTAAAAAGAAATGGAGATAATGTAGAATTAGCTAGTAATTATACATTACCTGGTATTGGACGCTCTGTCTCACTCTCTCCCGATGGTCAATATATAGCTGTAGGATATAGTGGTTCTCCTTATTTTACTTTACTAAAAAGAAATGGAGATAATGTACAACTAGCTAGTACTTATACATTACCTGGTACTAGCTATGGTGTATCATTCTCTCCCGATGGTCAATATATAGCTGTAGGATATAGTGGTTCTCCTTATTTTACTCTATTAAAAAGAAATGGAGATACTGTAGAA